ACATGGCGTACCTCCAGGGACTCGAACCCCGACGAACAGTTTTGGAGACTGTCATGCTGCCATTACATTAGAGATACATTATTTGGCGGTCTCAACGAGAATCGAACTCGTCCCTACGGCGTGACAGGCCATTATACTTACCGATATACTATGAGACCAAAAAATTGGCGGAAACGGTGAGATTCGAACTCACGGACCCTTTCGAGCCGTCTGTTTTCAAGACAGGTGCAATAAACCGGACTCTGCCACATTTCCATATACATTAATGTCCTACAGCTTTAGTAGGCCTCTCACTGTTGCCAATGACGCAGTCACACGTTAATGTATTATAACTTGGTGCCCAGGGAGAGACTCGAACTCTCAATCCTTGCGGCAGTGGCTTCTAAGACCACCGTGTATACCATTCCACCACCTGGGCATTACATATTAAAACACACTAACACTACCAGGGCGACTATGTCTAATCGGTTTGGTCAATGTGTTTTAATATGGAAGAGCCACGGGGAATCGAACCCCGCTTGCCTGGATGAAAACCAGATGTCCTAACCGATAGACGATGGCTCCATATTTCATTTAATTTTTTAAAGAACGTTGCTAAACTTGTTAGCGTATACATGTATTATATAGCGTATCCTCTTGTTTGTCAACGCTTTTATTGAAATATTTTGTTGTATTATCACAACACTTAAATAGTCAATGCGCTTCAACTTACAGTTAGATAAACAATATGGAATAATGCTGTCCGGCGGGTTAGATAGTGCTGTGTTATTATCTTTGATTCTTTTGGAAAACAAAGATATAAAAATACAGCCGTTTACTATTCCTAAACACGACGGAGCGTTGCTCTACATTAATAATATTATAGCGTACATTAACACTCTTTGTCAAGTACAATTATCTGAAACTATTGTTGTTGGAGATAAAGAGTTGCCACACAACAAACAAGGCCCAAGTGCTGTAAAAGAGATTAAACAAAAGTACACTATTGACCATTTGTTTTTTGGTAGCAATCAAAATCCGCCTGTTACAATTCAAGGATTAAATCCTGTTCGTATTAGACCAACGGATAATAGTGTGCTATGTCCATTCTTTGATTTATACAAAACAGATATTGTAAATCTAGCAGTTAAGCATGACTTACAAGATTTGTTTAATATCACTCATACATGTACAGAACAACAAGTAGGAAGGTGTAATGCTTGTTGGCAATGTAGAGAACGTGCTTGGGCATTTAATACACTAAACATACAAGATACAGGAACGCTATGAAAGTACCACCAGGAGTTAGCGGTAAATCCGCACACTACACAGGCAATGTGAATACAGAAACATTGTCTAATGAACTTGCTTTATTAAACTTGGGTCCATTTGAACCCTTGAATATTCGTATTGACATTGGCAAGTACTTACAAGAAATCAAACAATTTGATGCTGACTGGGTTGACTACTTACCTCGCACAGACCGTCCTAATAATCGTCGAGCATTAACTGTTACAAACTTATCGGGTAAAGCACACACTGATGTGCCTAGTTTAGCAGAAGCTAGTTATGCCGCTAATCGTAGATTAAGCGAATTGGAATTTAATCAACCAACTGATGTATACCGTGCGTGTACTAGTTTACATCCGTTTCTTGAACAATGGCAACCACTTGGTCGTACATTTATTGTACAGAGTAATACAGGCGGATATTTTGTACCGCATCGCGACCATCCAAGTATGCCTCGTGAATGTTTTAGGCTAATTGTATTTCTAAACAATTGCGGTCCGTTACAGTACGACTGGTTAATGGATGATAGAAAAATGAATATACAAATGGGTCAAGTCTATTACGTTAACACCCGTATGACTCATCGTACCATCAGTTGGGTAGACAACAGCCAACACTTAATTTTAAACATTCCATTTACTACAGAGAATGTAGCACGAGTAATTGCTAGTCTAGCGCACACTCATTAATGGTGTATATTTTAATAAACTACGATTTATAAGATCCTGATGTTTTTCAGGATCTACAAATCCTCGTATCCATATAACTTCTCTTCCTACATCAGTAGCTACTTTGTGATAGGCAGTAGTTGAGTCTAACACGTAGCAACAGGGGATAGATGGCAACTCTGGGGTTACCCATTTTTCTCCGTCATAGAAAGACAAACTATCTTTTTGACCTTTTAATACGATTCTATACCCACACGGTTCTACACTAGTAGCATGACTGTACTCGCCGGGTTCATATGCGGAGTCAGGTTCTCTGTCAGTATGGCTTAACACACTGCCTAACTGCGGGTTAAACAATATTCGTGTTATTTTAGTATACGGTAGTTGATTTAATATTTGATCTAACCCTGTTAGAGTTATGTGCTCTTTTGAGATAAATGATCCGTCCCACACAGTTTTCCAATTTAGAGTTTTTGTTGCGTTCGGATCTTGATAAAAATTTAATTTAGATAGATCAATATCAATCGGTAAAAATAATATTTTCATGAATTACTTATTAAGAAAAATAGCATAGTCTTTATATTTTTCAAGACTACGATTAATAATTTCTTGATGTTTTTCAGGATCTACAAATCCACGAATATAAATTATTTCCCTATTCTCGTCGACATCAACTTTATGTCGACCTATGGTAGAATTTAACAAATAACAACATGGCACTATTGGCAATCTTGCGGTTACCCACTCTTTTCCATTATGTACTTTGAGTTTATCATGTTGCCCAACAATAACAAGCCTATAACCACAGGGTTCATTATTTTTAATATGATCGAATTCTTCATTTTTTAAACCCATTTCTGGCATAACATCAACATGAGGATGTACGAGGGCTGTTTGTATTTTATGTGTAATTCGAGTAATTTGCGTAAAAGGTAATTGATCTAATACTATGTTGAAATCATTTTTTTCAACACAATCGTCTAATATAACTGACGCACTCCACCATAAATTAAACGAATTTTGTTCAAGAGAATTATTATATCTTTTAAAAGTAAAATTAGTTAACTCGATATCAACAGGAAGAAACAATAAGTTATTCATATCAATATTTAGCTGGCCGGGCTTAGAGGAATCGAACCTCTACCTGCGGTTTCGAAGACCGTAATGATATCCATTTCACCAAAGCCCGTAATTTATTTATGGCACCGCAAGTTGGATTCGAACCAACATTGGACACTTTAGAAGAGTGTTGCCTATCCCTTAGACTATTGCGGTATGGTGCTCAAGTAAGGAATCGAACCTTAAATTCTATCGTACCAAGATAGTGGTATTCCATTTACCTACAAGAGCGTGGTACCCCACCCCCGACTCGAACGGGGAACACACTCCTTTTGAGAGAGCCGCGTCTACCAATTGCGCCAGTAGGGCATAAAGGTTTTTCAAGTGCCCAACTATCCTTTTGTGGGACTCGCTGGATTGTCTCGTAAGGGAGAGTTTATCTACCGATCGTGTCCGTTCTTGCGCTGTCACATAGCTGAGCCACTATGCTAGGACTGCCGGGACTCTATCCCCACGTCTATCTTGAAAATTGGCCCCGTAGCGTGGATTCGAACCACGATCTCTTCCTTGACATGGAATTTTGATATGCTGACTGTATCCTTTACAGGATAACCTTTTATAAGCGTCCTAACCAATTAGACGACTACGGGATATTTGGTGCCGCCTTGAGGGATCGAACCTCATTCCTCGGTGCTTCAAACCGGTGCAATGACCACATTTGCTAAAGCGGCAAAATTAGTACAAGTTGTTCACCGCACAACTTGTAAGGCGGGGGTCTGTTCTATACGTACCAGATTTCTTTAAAGCCTTCTTCTTCAGTTGGCTCTTCCCAACTAGTAATCATACTAGCAATAACATGATCCGGAATATCTTTCCCCGGCCTGCTAAGTAATCGACGCATAAGTTCTTTATGCTCAGGTGTCTTAAAAACTATAGCAATATGATAATAGTCAGGCAGCATATTAAATTTACGAGACCGACTTTTAACAGTAGTGCTAGTCTGATCCCAGATAATATCCTTGCCTTCCTTACGTGCCCAAATAACTTTATCACACATAAGATCAACAGCTTTTGGCATATAGTCCGCAAACACTTCTGAGTAAGTAGAGCCTACACTTTTAGCATAGTCCTCTACGAATTCATCTGTGGAAACGTATACAATACCTTCAGACCATTCCTGGCAAGATGCCCACGTAGATTTTCCACTGCCGGGTACTCCAATAAGTTGGTAACATTTAGACATTTTGTAATCTCTCAATTTCGTTGGCTGCTTCATCTAGTAAGTCAGCAATCTTATCCGGTTTTCCTTCTACTACTGCTAGCCTGCCTGGAATCTGCCTACGTATCTCTGCTCGCTTACGCAAGCGAAATACTAGGCTTTGTTTTGCTACAGGTAAATGACTTTCATCTTTCATAGTGTTCCAATCTTGTCATGATGGCTTTTGATCTCTCCTCGCATTGCTCTGCGAATAGCATCTTCCATTTCCAACACAATCCAACCAGTTGCGTCGATACCTACATCTAACGCACGGTATTTTTCTAAACTACTTGGGTTGCCATGTAAGTGTCCATGTAAGTGAACACTACCTCTGTGCATTTGATCCCACTCGGCAATCGGATAATGTAACATCACTACCTTAGTGCCGTTGTAATTAATATCTAAGTACTTGTGTACTTCGGCAAACTGGCTACGAAACATATGATCGTTTAAAATCTTTTTATCGTGATTGCCTTCGATTAAAATTTTAGTACCATTCAAGCGGCGCATAATTTGCGTTGCTTTTTGAGCATTACAAAAAGCTACGTCGCCCAAAATATAAACTAAGTCGCTAGTTTCAACAATCTCATTCCATTCCAGAATCATTGCTTCTGTCATGTAGTCTACATCATTCTTAAATCGTGCTCTTGTCACCGGGCAGAATTTCATGATATTAGTATGCCCGAAGTGTAAGTCACTTGTGACATACGTCTTCATAAACTTCTCCTTTTAAAAGTGGAACTTGCGTATCCACTCAAATTGCGTTTCTTTGGCTTTTACCCATTTGAATTGGGCCTGTTTACGCACAGGCTTTTCAAACTCAATACAGATAAAAATCCAATCCTTGTCCTCTGAGAACTTAACTGTTTCAGTAACACGGACGATTTCTACAATTTTGTCTTTCATCTTAGCTACTGTTACAGTCATTTTATTCTCCTTAATGTACAGGTTCTTTAACCTCGCACTCAACAATCCAATTGTCAAAACGGGTATGTTTGTTTACATTCATACCTAGCCCAACTGCTTCATTTACAAAGTGCTGTAATAGCGCATTGTACAATTCATCGGGCATTGTTTCTTTACTAAATTTAATTTTCATAGTAGGCTCTTTGTTTACAATACAAGTATTATAGCACCTGTTGTACAATTAGTCAAATATCACCTTCAAAGTTTTTGTTGGGCATAATGAACCCCCACTCGTTTTGAGTACCATTAACATCGTAGGGCTTTTCTTCACGGTCGTAAGTCCATCCCAAAATTCTCATCATCTTGTGCTTAACTAACAAATTTGGGCTACGAAAACGCTCGCAGTCCTGAAAGCCCATCATAACCCCAACTTCTGCTACGGCACCACTTCGACAGATACCAGCATGGCAATGTACTACAACGTTCATGCGATTTTCTTTTGCGTGTTGTAAAAGAGCCACAAGCTTCTCAGCCTGTTCGTCTGTAATAGCAAACTCGCTCAAATCAATTTTGCGACCGTCGCCGGTGTTAGTCATGCCATCTTCTTCAATGTCCAAAAAAGTAAACTGATGTACTTCTTTAAACTGATGTTTTGGCGTAGGAAATGCCATGTCGTGATCCGAAATTTGAATCAACATGCTGTTAACGCCGCAATCGTGATGATGACCTTTTGCTACATTTTCCAACGGAATGTTTTCAATCCACATGATACTCTCCTTAAAAATTGGGGTGAAGTGGGGAATCGAACCCTCCCTGACTGTTTCACAGACAGCCGTGCAACCATTACACTAACAACACCATAAATAATAATATGATAACTGTCGAAGAAGCAATGAATCAATTGTATGAAAGGTTCCGAGGAACCACATACAAAGCCAGCGCCTATTGGACTACGGCTCGTGAATTCACGCCAACAGCATATACTAAATCAAAGTTTAAACAAGAATTTCAAATAGCTAAACCTAAAGAAGAATTTAAGCCATCTGAAATACCTCAATTGGTACCGCCGGAAGGAATTGAACCTCCATTTCCTCGTTCGTAGCGAGGGGTATACTCCATTATACGACAGCGGTAAAATTTGGCAGGCGCATTAGGGATCGAACCTAAACTAACAGAGTCAAAGTCTGTTGTGCTACCATTACACAATGCGCCAACAATAAAACAGGATACATTTACTTTTCAAGTTCAAATTGAATTTTTAAGTATGCTGTTAGTATCCTAAAAATGGAGCGGGTAGCGAGAATCGAACTCGCGAATAAACCTTGGCAAGGTTTCAGGTTACCATTACATCATACCCGCATAAAATATTGGAAAAGAACATTGAGAGTTTTGGTCCCCAAACAGGAAACTTGGCTACCCAGTACATACAGTACTGCTCTACTTGTCTAGCAAACATGGAGTGCCACTTGCGTTCGAGGATCGCCCAGACTGTATGCCCTGATCCACCACCCGGCTGAAGTGAGATTTATAATCTCCGGTGAACAAAGGCTTCCGACCTTTTGTA